ATTTCATCTTCTGTGAATCCAAATATATTTTTATAAACCCAATTACTAGAAACAATTCCATCTCTTAACATTTGTTCCGCCAAAGAAGTTTTATTATTCCATAATTCAATTTTTTCTTGTTCGTATATTGTTGAGGGATTTGTCAAATCAAGTTCAAAATTAACTAAATCAGAATCTTGATAACCTTGTGAGTATAAATGAACAATTCCTATCTTAGTTAATTCAGAAAGTGTGATTCTTTGAATTCTTTCTATTGTACGAGCAAATCGTACATCTTCAGCGGCTAATGTAGCTTTTGAACCTATTTGTTCTTCATAACCTAAGAAAGCCTTGGGTATTCTCAATGAAGCTAAAAGTTTGTTTTTCAAATACTCAATATCCTCGGTGGCTTCATAAGTCAAACCTGGTAGTGATTCAATATTAGTACCACTATCACCACCACGAACAGGTAAGAAGAAATCTTCTGTAATATTTTGCATATTATATTTTAAATTATAATCACCAGTGGTTTCATCTACGACAGGAGCTTTCTTCATTTTATTAATTACTTGTTGCATATAATTATCAACCTCAGCTGGTGGTATATTACCGATGTCTAATTTAAAAATTCTTTTTTCAGGTGCTCTCATGATTCTATGAATTAACATAGCATCTTCCATGAGTGTTAATTGTTTATAGATTTTACGAGCTCCCTCTATTTGTGATTTACCATAAGGTAGATAATTTGAATCAGATAATAATCTAAAATGAGCTACTTCATAATTTTCAAGTTCTGTTCTTGTGGCTGACTTTTCGGCTTTATATCTGTGTTCTGTTGTAGCAGACTCTATTAAATATTTTATGTAAGCTGGATTCTCAGGATCTAATCCTTCTATTCGTGATACATCATAAACTGACAATGGAATCACATTTGTAATACCATATTTTTCATCTATTTCTAATTGTAAAAAGAAATCACCATATTTACACATATTACGAATCCAAGGCCATAAATTAAATTCAATATTTAATATATCGTAAAATAAGTTGTGTAGTATTTGTTTTATATTTTCATTGTCTGTTTTTATTTCCAATACATCACCGTATTCGGACTTCATTGTTGATTCATCAGCGTAAATATCAAGAGCACTAGATATAATAGCATCAGAATCCATAGCTTCATAATCTTTGAAAAAATTCAACCTTACAGATTTTGTCATAAGAGCATCAGAATATCCACTCAATCCAGCTCCTGAGAAAATTTTCTGATATCTATCTATTAGATTACCCTTTTTATATGACTGTGTTCTACTAGTATCAGAAACTCTTAGTTTTTTACCACCAACGTTTCTAACAATCACATTTGTAGAAAATAATCTTTGTAATCTACTTCTTAAACTTGTGTCTGCCATTTTGTCCTCTTATTATTTTATTAACCAGGTTAAATCTTCTTGTTTTTTTCCAATCTCCCAAGTCCATTTATCGTCTTGGTTGCCTTTTGGTAGATAAACTCCTTGATTTGAAGTTATACTTCCCATAGCTTTTTTTTGTAATTCTATACCTTCAGCTCTCAATCTTAAGGCTGTTTCTCTTATCCATAAACCCATAGCATAAGACATGACTAAATCATCATTATATCCTCTCATCGCTTCAGCTCTATTATTATTGTAAATAAAAACAAACAACTCATCAATCAATCTATTTGAATGTACTATTACAGACTTCTCTCTGAAGAACTCCTCTAATTTTGAAACGATTAAAGGTCTTGTTTTTTGTGTTACTGTAAATCCTGGTACTAATTGTTTTTCCATTCTATTAATTTTATTATTGATATGTTTTTGGGTATCAACTACTTGTAAATCTTTACTCATGTAAAAAAGGTTCTCGTAGTTTCTATCTATTACTTGTTGTATAGCTGCCCAACCTATATTATTATTCTCGACTACTAACAAAGCATTATTATACTCTACAGATATATTGACAAGTAAATTTCCATAGTCTCTAGTGGACATTCTTCCTTTATATTCTGCTACTTGTTCTAAACTTTCTATTTCAATGACGTGGAAAGCAGAATAATCTGTTGAGTCTCCACGACTAACATCCGCACACACTATATAATCTTTTGTGTAGTTTGGTGGCTCCCAAACCCAAAGGTTACTATCAACTCCTCTTTTTTCTATTGGTTCTTTTACTTGTGTTGTTCTATATTCTTCAAGTATTATACCATCAACAACAGATTGACCAGAGGTTATAAAGTCACAATCACATTCTTGAGCTGCTAATGAAGGCCCTAATAATTTATCTTGTTCATCTCTCCACTCATGATTTCTTTCAGGATGTAAATCCCAATTAAGTCTTATAAAGTTGAAATCATTTAAACCATCTTCCGCATCCATCCAAGTTCTATGAAACCAATTACCAACTCCATTAGGTGTAGATAAGGTTATACATTGTCCACCAGTAGATAATGTCTGTGAAGCAGCGGCCCAAATACCATCAATTTTTTCAATAAAAGCTGCTTCATCAAGCACCAATAATGATAAAGCTTCTGAACGACCACTATCCTCACCACTTGATACAGCTTTTATTTGTGAACCATTTTTATATCTCAATGACAATTTATTATCTTCAACACATTTTTGTTTTAACCAACTAGGGAGATTAGCATGCATTACACGAACTTTAGTTACAAGATTTTTAGCTGTGTCTTGTTTTGTGGCTATCACAAGAATATTTTTATCTTGGTGGAATGTCATCATCCACAATGAATATCCAGCAGTAATTGTAGATATTCCTAACTGTCTAGCTTTGAGAATTATATTAAATCGATGTTGAATAAAATCCTCTATTGTTTTTTCTTGAAAGTCATACAGATGAAATGGTATCTTACCTTTCATTGGATGTTGTATAAAACAATATTTCTTCAAGAAGTAAATAGGATCAGAGGCACACTTTATGTACTCTTGTTTAATCACATCTTTTAATTGTCCGTTTTGATTTCGATTCATATTAATATACGAAATGTATATGTCCTGAACCACTCACCGAAGATACACTAACCTCATAGAGTGTTTTTGTATTCAAAACAGAAGCAGCTATATTTCCACCATCTAAGGCAGAGATAACACTATTACCAGCAGACTCAATTATAAATCCAGCTGGTGGTGTAAGTGAACCAGTAAATCTCAAGATATTATCAACACCATGAGCTGAACCACTAAGCACTTCAAATCTACTAAATTTAGCTTGTTGTAAGCTCGCAGAAACAGTTTCTCTACTTGACACATCAGTTCTGTTGTTTGCACCATTTACTATTGTTGCCATTTAATTTCTCCCTTTAAAATTTTTTATTCCCCCAAGTTTTTGTAAATAAACCAGTACTTTTTAACAATTCATAAAAAGAAAATTCATCTTGTAAATCTAATACACTAACGTTTTTAAATATTGGAGAGTGTAATAAATTATTTATAAATGTATCGAAACACAATTCTGTTTCTCTTACATCTAAATCACTTTTCTCAGTATACTCAATAGCGATGTCCTTTAAATCACTTATCATATGAATGAATTGTTTTAAATCTCGACCACTTATAGCATAAATATCTTTATCTGAAATCATTACTATTTTCCTAACAATAAATATATCATTTTAAAGAATCTTCCATTTTTTCTAGGAATTCCAAAGCCTCATCTGCTTGTTCTATAAGTGTGGTCTTATCAATATTCCATTTTTCCCTATCAACAGAATGTCCATCTGGTCTGAATTGTTGATAGAATTCAGGTGTATCTTGTTCTTTAAATTCTTTAATCATAATTTTTTGGTCACGAATCCACGCTAATTTATCAGCTACTATTTTTTTCTCTTTCCATTCATCATATGTCCCATCAACTCTCATCTTATGTTCTTTTTTCAATTGACAATCAAAACAATGGTCGTGTAAAAACCACATTTTGTCATCAAGTCTTTTTTTCATAACCTTATCACATTTTGGACAAAACCAAGGCATTCTAGCCTCTTTAGTGGCCTCAAATTTTCTATTGATTCGTTCTCGTTCTTCTTCTGTTTTTCTTTTTTGTCTTTTTTTATATTCCAAATCTTCTTTGGTTATAAAAATACGTTTTTCAGGTTTACCACCATCCAATATATTTTGTAACGCTTGATTTTGTCTTTCTATGTCTCTACTATATCCTGCCATAATAACTCCTATACGAACTTTAACATCCCTAATATTTGATTAGCTGGAGCAAAAGCTCCAGTATATTTATATAACTTACCCTTAAAAACAAAAGTTATACCTTCACTCGGTACAACAGATTTCAAACCACCAATAGCATTCAATCTATCCAATTGAGTTTTTAATGTGTTTAATACTTTTGGATTTTTAGATGTTTTAACTTGATTGATAGCCTTTTGTAAATCTTTACGAATTTGTTGAGCTGCTTTATTTGGATTAGCAGCTATGAAATCACTTAGGTTAGAAAGTATTTCTGCTCCCAACTCAAAAAACAAAACTTCCCAATCTCTTATATGTTTTTTTTGTAACTTAGCATGGTCAATTTTATCAGTTGTCAATACCCAATCTAAAAACTTAGGATAGTCTTTCAAGTCTTTTCTAATTTGTGGTACTTTATATGATTTATCAAAGAATGCCCATCTTCTAACTAACTTTACTAAAATTTTATTTGGCACGTGATACTTGAATTGTTTACCAGCATTAAAAATATATTCCATCCAATAAGCCTGATGATAATCAGTTAGAGTATCAGTATCTTTTAATTTGTATTCATTTTTCAATTTGTTGAGTTTTCCTAAAAAATAACTTTGTCGTCTACTAAAGTCTTTTACTTTGGGTAAATTAGTTACAAATGGTTTAGTAATACTGTATGTTTTTTGTATGTCTTGATTTATTTGTTTAATCATTCCAGCTAACATTCTTGCACTTCCTCTATCCTCACCAATAGGAGAACCAGCTGAATCATATTCAATTGTTCCGTGAAATTGTAAAAGTGATTTGTCATATGGGATTACATTGGCTGTCTTTGGATATATAACTTCCAACGACATAAATTTTTTACCCTCATCAAATATTTTATCTTTTTGTTTTTTACTCAAACCCTTTATAGCTTTTTGTAAATCTTGCATAGCTGATACGAAAGCTTTCTCAATCTCACCTCTTCCAGCAAACATATTTTTAACACCACTAATACTCAGAGCATTAGCTCCATGATTTTTTATATGTCCTTTGTTACGAGCAGCGATAAGTTTATCATTCTTCCAACTTATCATTATATTTTGTCCATCTGTTTTTTCTGTAACAGCTCCTTCACTATCAAGGTTACCTTGTAGTGTATTTATAATTAGTGTCTTAAAATCTGAAAATGTAAGATTTTTATCGTCAAACGGGTGATTCAAATGTCCGTAGGCTCCACCTTCAATTAATAGTTGTACTTCCTTTTGTAAATTGATTCTTTCTTTTATATTAGGGGAGAAATCAAACTTTTCTCGTTTTGGTAATTCACCTTCAACATCTTTAGTGCCTTTAGCTGACCAAGCTATTTTACCCTTACCATATTCGTCTGATGGTTTTTGAGCTATCTCAAGTCCTTTACCATCAAGTCCCATCCATTTGACTACTTCATAACCGAGTCTCCCTACAATACTATTTATTCTTTCTTCGTATTTTGTTTGAGAATCTTCAGCTCCAGGTATAGAACCAGCTCTACCAAAAGTCACTTGTCCAATTGGATTGTAAATCATAGAATAATCTAAACTCGGATCTAATACTTTAGAACGTTCATCATTTATTAAATAATCAACAACACCCCAACCTGACTGATTCATAAAATTTGGTAAATCACCCTTAGCTACTCTATAGTAATCTGAAAAATCTTGATAAAATGTACCAGGTCCGTCATCAGAACCTACTCTGACATTGGTACTGTTTTCTTTCAAAATATAATTGATATCAACATCTTGTAAAAATTCCTTAATTAATTGAGTTGATAGTTTAAAATTTTCAAATAATTTTTTAAATTTATTTGTCATCATATTGTAAATACCTTTGTCAAAATATCCAAATGATTTTTTAAAAGATTTCTCTCTTTCGTTATCATCAACTTTTGGACTTCCTAAAAGTTGTCTCATTTGTGTACCACTTACTTTACCAAATTGAGGAGCCGTAACAAAGTATCCATGTTCTTCAAATCCTTTGATATCACCCTTACTTGTTTTATAATCTTGATAATAGGTTTTCTCACCGGTTTTTTTTCTACCTGCTTTTAATCTACCGGCATCTTTTGTACCAAAAGCATATACCACTGCAGTAGTATCAGGATTAAATTTTTTAAGTAAGTTCTTAGCAACATATGGTGTTGTTTCTTGAACTATTCGATTTTTTGGAATTCCCATCTTGACCATATGTCTGACTTTTTCTTTGAAGTTCATAGGATGTCGTGGTGGTTGTTTTATATTAGATGTTGTGATATAAGCTTCGTCTACTTGTTTGGATAACCACTTGTAAGTAGCTAAGTGACCTGAATGAAATGGTTGAAATCTACCACCGAATACACCAATGGTTTTTTTAATTTGTTTTTGTTCATTTACTTTTTTATAACCACTACCATAAGGAACTGAAGTGTTACCTCTTTTTTTCATTTTATTTACCATTTTACGACTTGGTGATGGTACACTAGTTTCATTTTTCTTTTTGGTTTTCTTTTTCATTTTATTGATGTAAGCACGATAAACAGCAGCTTGTGAAGTCTTTCCCATTTCCTTTGCTCTTTGTTCCATAGCTACAGCCGCTTGTATTTTGTGAGCATGTGATTTACCACTACCACGTATTTTACTTACGGAAGCTTTAGCATCCTTGACTGTGGCAAACTTCAATCCTTTGATTGTTCCTTTTGGATTCTCATCTGTGTATAAATCCGAATGAGATTTTGAACCACGATGTTGTCCTTTCTTACGAGGTACTCTTGGTTCTTCTTCAATACTTTTTAAAAAATCTCTGTCAGCTCCTTTTCTAAAAGTAACTACTTTTTTTCCATTGATAGTTGGCATACCATATTTATCTCTTCCGATATTCTTTACCTTGACTTTTTTATTTTTAAATCTACCTGTAAGGATTGTATCTCCAACACTCACATCTATTTTAATTTTTTCTTTTAGTATCTTTTGTTTGTCAATCCACTTTTTACCACGATAATTTCTCACAGGTTTTTTAATAAATGAACCAATACCTTTTTTAACCAACATATTGAATTTTTGAGTGGCTGCTTTCTCACTTAAAAAATCATTATTATTGACCATGATAAAGTTCATATTACCAAATAGTCCTTGAAAGGCTTCTTTATTTTTTTGAACGTCTTTCCAACTTCTTTCTACAAGTTCAGGATTTAATTTACGAGGTCTTTCCATATTTCGTTTTTGAGCTATATCTAAATCAGTATGTACGAATACCATGTAACAATCATAACCTATTTCTTCTAGTTCCATTTTTTGTTCTCGTATTTTATTATACTTGTGACCTGTTCCATCTATTATCATTCCAAGTCTACCATCCATGTATAATTTTTTACGAGAGGCTGTCAATTCTTTAGCTCTACTTCGGAATCCACTATAATCACTATAATTGGGATCTGTTAATTGTCTAAATAGTTCATCGGGCATATTATCCAAGTCTGTACCGAATCCATATTTTTTTAACATCCTTTCTAATTCTTTATCTTGATTGACAAGTTTCAATCCATAGGCAGAAGCATTGACTTTACTTGGAATTCCAAATATACCACCGGCCACATAAGACTTACCACTACCAGGTCCTCCAGCCAAAAAAACAGCTTTCAAAATACCAGGATCGTTTACACCCTCATCCAATAAAAATGGTTCTACTAAATACTTTGTTAATTTATTCATTAAACTTCCAATGTTCTCCGATACCAACCAAACAAGAACCTTTCTTGTTCGGGTTTTCTATTGACTAAATCGTAGTAATGTTTTAATCTATAACAACGAACTCTATCTAGTGATGGATTTTTATCACTTATGGCTCCCAAAGTCATTGGGCCTAAACCACCATCAACTTTTAAGTTGGCTCCCTTGGCATTACATGCTCGTTGTAGTATTTTTACAGCTGTGCCTTTTCCTTGATTTACACACATATCAAAATATATGTGTTTGATTTGGTCGGGCATTTCATCTACTTTGTTTTTATCCCAATAGTCTTGTTTATAAATATCTTTAGCTCTATCTTTCGTTAGATTTTTAATATCTTCGTCTGGATAAAATCGTTTTGCAATACCAAAATTAGTTTCGCCGCCTAAATCATTCGGGTCGTGAACATATCCACCTTCATGATGTAAGGTTATTTCTATTATTTCGTCAAATGTTGTTAACATATTTTTTCTCCTTTTATTTTATTTACCACGGTAATTTACTGCCTGATATTTGATTGTAAAGAGATGAACTCATTGAACTCAAGTAAGCACTCCAAGAACCAGTTGGATGATATGTATTGGTTTCCATTGTCCATACTTCTGTTTTTCTACTTTCAAAAGAACTCGTAACCCAAGACTTAACTAATTCTTCAGTTAATTCATAGTACTGAAGCAGGTTGATTAAATCATCATTACTAATACGAGTACCCTTATCTATTTCTTTAAGCAACTTAACTACTTCTAATAATTTAATTTTAGTAGCGCCGTCTTTTACTTTACTAGCTTGTAATTTGAGTACTTTTTTTACCTCATTAATTTTATTATTATAAATTTCTTTTAAACGAGGAGTATTATCAATTGAGTTCATAAACTCTTTAAGTACTTCTTTTTGGCCTTTATTTAAGTTAGCATATTTACCATTAAATTTTTCAAGCATTACTTTATAAGTAAGTACTCTTAAATCTTTATCATACTTAGCAAATTCTTCAACTAGGTCCTGTTTTACTTTCTTTTAGCTAACAGGGCGTTCAGTTAAACATTCTAATATAGTTACTTTATTATCTATAATTTCATTAGTTTCAGATAATTTATCTGAGTTATAGATTTCTATTAGCTTATAAAAAGCTGCATACCCTTTATAATTGGGTACTTGATGTTTAAAGAATTCATTAACATTATAGTGTTGTTGAA